CATACGAAGGTCACAAGGCGCAAGGGTCAACTCCGGGGGCGGAATACGGCGCAGAACGCGATCAACAAATGCCTGCTCCCCTTGAGGATCATGAAATGCCGGAAGGGGCTTTTAGAGGCCCAGATGGTCACGCTTACGGCCCGCACCCGGAAATGCCCGGAGTAATGGCGCGGATTACACGGAGAGGTTAAATGGCTTTTAAGCGCACGAAAAAGATGCTGCACCGTTTTCGACAACGTGTTCCAGCATCTGTGCGCTTGGAAAAGCTCAAAGAAATCAAGAAAGAACATTTGATTGTGCTTGTTCTTTCGTGCATTGTTACAATTGTGGTTTAAGGGGATTTGAGATGGCGAAGCGCACTTCACAAGAGGAAGCCTTTTTAGCTGGGCAGGAAAATCCTTATCTTGGCGACATCGGCCCGTTACAGCGGATCTATGGCACGTTGGGCGCTATTGGCGAGGAATTGAGCGGGAGTGATATGGGCACTCCTGTCGGCACAAAGTTCAAGGCAAAACAAGCGCAAACAAAGGCTGAAATCAAACGCCTTCAAGAACTCCGTGCAAAACATCCAGAAGAATTTGGTCGTGGTCAAGCCGCAGCACAAGAACAAGAAGATCCTTACATGTTGGGTCTTGGTCTTGGGACGGCTGGAGGCATGGCCCCTTACGGACGAACTGCAATGTCTCCGCTTTCACAGCCCCGTGGGGCAATGGAAATGCTCGGGGGCGAGACGCCGGAAGGGATTTTTAGAAGTCCAGAATTAGGTTTTACGCCAAGGGCGCCAAGAGGCCGTGGTCCTGGGCCGGAAGGTCCAACCATTAATGCTGGTTTTGACGTGCCAAGAGGCATGAATAGGTTTGAGGCGAACCAATATTATTTCACTCACGGTATTCCGGGCGAAGATATTTATCGTCGGTCAAATTATGGTGGGGAATTAGGCTTTACACCAAGAGGTCGCGCTCCATCACCTCCGGGTGGGCCGATTGAAATGGGCGCTCCTTATTGGCCAAATACTGTGCCGAGGGACATGAATAGATTTCAGTCCAACACGTATGGCATGACATATGGTAGGCCCGGAAATGAAATGTATCGGTATTCCAACATGGACTTTGTGCCAGAAGGTATTCCGGGCGAACCGCCTCGTTTCGGCACGTTAGCGCCAAGAGGCTCGACGATGCCTGTTATGACGCAAACAGAAACTGCTGGAATTCCGCCCGGAGGGCTTCCCGCTCGCCAAGGTGGGCAAGTGCCTTCCTACCGCTATGTTGGGTCTGAGGCAGACCGTTTTCCTCGCGGCGAATACCAAGCACCTTACGGAGCGTATGGCGAATTCCGCGATGTGACCGGGAACGTGCTGAGAGGCCCAGCAGGGCGTGGAAGCCTTGAATACACTCCTATTGCCCGTGAGTTGCCGCCGGAAATGGCAGGCGGTGCGCCGGAAGTTGGTGGTGAATATCGTCCGGGCTACGGCGGGGCTGATCGTTCAATGCTCAGTCGGGCTGCTGGGGCCGCAATTCCCGGAGCTGGCATGGGCACATTAGGAATGATGCCTATACTTTCTGAAGATCAGCAGCGCAGAGATAGATTTACTCTTCCTCCCATGCACATTGGCAGGAACTACGGTCCACCAATTCCAAACGAAAGAAACTATGGCCCTCCTATGCCAGAAGAAAGGAATTACGGGCCACCTATGCCAGAAGAAGCACCAGTTGCTCCCGGAAGATCCGCAAGACCAGTTCTTCCAAGACAGGATGTGAAAAGTAAGGGTAAAAGGAAAGCAACAGGTGAGCCTATGCAACTTCCCGGCGCACAAGGCGATCAGTTTGAACCAAACTTAAACTATTACGTCACGCAAGCGATTGACAGATTGCTTGGGCAGGACGAGGCAAATCGGGGTAAGGATTATCAGCAATATTATGCCACCAATCCTTGGCCGTATTGAGGGGAAGGCTATGCCAAGTAATGTCTTGCAAGGCGGAATAGAATACGGCCCAGATGATGAGATAAACGCCTTACTTGGGCCGGAGCAAAAAGCTCCTGTAAATATTCGTGAATTGATGCAAGGCTTTCACCAAAATTATGAAAATGTTGGCCCTAAAATGCCAGGACAACTTGTTGGAAATTATACTCCGGGAGCCCGTGCAGCTTGGCAACAAATGCAAGACCTTCCTGTTCCGGGGTATTCCAGTGTTCCTTATCAAACAAGAGAGGTTATCAATCGTGCTGTGCCGTCAAATTATAGGGCGATGGCGAGCACAGCTCTTGGCTTGGATGAACCAATTGAAAGTTCATGGTTTACTCCAGAAGAATTAGATTATATGGGAAAGCAGGCGTATTTTCAGAAACACCTTCAAGATGTTCAGCAAAATCCGCGAACTGCACCACAAGCTCAATACACTTATGAGCCGATTGGTCCTATGAATGAGGGAACGATTTCTCATATTTATCAGTCATATTCAAACCCTGCTGTGTCTACAGAGCCTTTCACTTCGGGGGCGATTTATGCTAACGTCAATCAAGGTCTTCAGTTAAAGAATTACTACCGCCAAGGAGGGCATGAGCGGGAAGTAAATGTGTTAATTCCAGAATATAGAGGTCCATTTCCAACAAGTTATAATCGACCTTGGAGCCAATAATGAGAGAGCCGTTAGTTAAACTCCCCGGTAAAGGGGCACATGCGCATAAGATGGTCGCGGAAACCGCGAAGAAGATGGCAGAGGAGGTTTACGAAAGTTGGGCCTCACGAAGCAACGAATTTTATGCAGAACACCGAGATCTCAAAACCTATGTCTCGTCTTGCTGGCCGCTTTATCTGGACGCAGCAAGAGCAAGTTTGGCACAATTACTTACAACAAATATGGATGATGTGTTAAAAGATGAGATCCATGATGCTTTAGTCAAGGATGCGACGTTACGTCGAGGGCGTGAGGGCGTCTTACAAATGAAGAAAGGTAAAGGAGCCTAACATGAAAACATTTTACAACACCATAAACCGTCAGGCCGAGGGCGAGGCGGGGGCTGCTCCTGTCGAAGCGCCAGTAGCGGCACCAGTTGAAGCGCCTGTTGAGGCACCAGTTGCCGAGGCACCTGTCGAGGCCCCTGTCACACTCGAAACTGAAAACAAACCGCCGCAGGGGTTGTTGGACCGCATTGGCCAGTTGACCCGCCAAAAGCGCGAACTTGAAGAACGCCTCGCGTCAATGGAAGCCCCGCAGCAGCAGTATTATGATGCCCCACAGCCTGCTGGCGGTGTTGACCCCCGCCAAGTCCAGATGGAAATTTATCGTCAGGCACAAGAACTGGCAAAGCAGAATGAGTGGAAATCTACGACTGACAAAATCTGGAATGAAGGGCTGGCTAAATATGGCGATTGGGCTCCGCAGCTTAACAACATGGCTCAGATCCTTGGTGGAATTCCGACTTCGCTCACGGAAGCAGCGATTGAAACTGGAAACCCACACGAAGTCCTCTACCATCTGGCTAAAAATCCTGACGAAGCTGCCCGAATTGCACTCTTGCCAACCGCCAGACAGGCTGTGGCAGTTGCTAAACTCGCATCAGCAGTCACCGCACCGAAAAGAGTGACATCCGCTCCGCCCCCGATTTCTCCGAAGGTTCAAGGGATTGGAAGTGCCCTGGCAACACTTGACGACCCGAACATTTCAATGGAAGAATGGGCAAGACTTCGCAATGAGCAAGCTATGGCTCGTCGCAAAAGGTAGGCGAGGACACCTTAAACGTCCTCCCCTTGCTGATCGCAGGGTAAGCGATCTGGGTTGCCTGTCAAGAGACGGTCGCAGGCTCCGTCAGATGAACAAAGGACTCCCTTTGTATTTTGACAATACCACTGCGCCGTGAGCGCGTAACCCAGAGGACTTAGAGATGTCAAATACAATTTTAACAATTAACATGATTACCCGTGAGGCCGTGCGCCTCTGGGTAAACACCAACTCCTTCCTGCAGCACATCGATACGCAGTATGATGACCAGTTTGCTGTGACCGGCGCGAAAATCGGTCAGAGCCTCCGCATCCGTCTGCCTAACGATTACACGGTTAGAAATGGCCCTGTAGCGCAGATCCAAGATACGGCGGAAACCAGCACCACGCTGACCCTCGCCACCCAAAAAGGCGTTGACGTTTCGTTTAACAGCGTTGAACGCACGATGTCTTTGGACGACTATTCCAAACGCATCCTTGCGCCAGCTGTAAACAACCTCGTCGGCGCTGTCGCTGCAGACGTGATGTCAGGTGTTGAAGGCGGCGTTTCCAACCTTGTTGGTAACTTTGACGCTGCTGGTAACTTGCTCCGTCCGACGCTTGAGACGTTCTTGAATGCAAAAGCACTCTTGAGCTTACGCTCTGCGCCTACGGACTCCCGCAAGTTCATCCTCGATCCTGTCACGATGGCTCGCACGGTCCAGAACCTTTCTGGCCTGTTGAACCCAGCCACGGAAATCTCTGAGCAGTATCGCAAGGGTGAAGTTTATAACGCGATTGGCTTCGACTGGTTCGAAGACCAGACGGTTATCAAACACACGACCGGCGCATACACGGGCACGATGACGGTTTCTGGTGCAAACCAGACCGGCACGACCATCACCACAAACGCTCTTGGTGGCCCGCTTGCACAAGGCGACATCATCACGTTTGCTGGCGTGAGCGCCGTCAACCGCATCACCAAAGTATCAGTTGGTTCGTTGCAGCAGTTCGTTGTAACGGCAGCAGCTGCTGCGGGCGCGACAAGCATCTCCATCTATCCTGCGATTGTTCCACCATCTGGCGGTTCAACGGTTCAGTATCAGACGGTTACGGCTTCTCCTGCTAACGGTGCAGCGATTGTGACCCTGACGTTGGCAAGCAGCGTTTATCGCAAGAACCTTGCATTCATTCCAGATGCAGTCACGATGGCGACGGCGGATTTGGAATTGCCAAAGAACATGCAGGAAACGGCAAGAGAGCGTATGGACGGCGTTTCGATGCGTATGGTGACAGGTTTTGACATTAAGTCGGACCAGTTCATCACACGTCTTGATGTGTTGTATGGTTATGTCTGGGTTCGTCCTGAGTGGGCGGTTGTTGTCGCAGACATCATCTAATCACTAAAAGGAGAGGGCAAAGTGCCCTCTCCCTTCACTCGTAAGGAGCAAGTAAATGGCTAAAGTTAAACCTTATCTCGGTGTGTATGAGAGTATGGAATTTCCAGAATATAAATTTCAAGAATATCCGAAGGTTGTCGGATATAAAGATGAGGGTAAAACTGATCCGATCTTGGTCGGAGATGCGAAAGAAGAAATCGACTTCATCACCAAAGGCGGTCCGGGGGCCTTTAAGACCCGTGAAGATGAATTACAGGCTGAGTTGGAACGCAAGGCTGTAGAATTAGAACTTGCGAAAACTCAGCTTGCAGAGTTGAAGGCACAGAAGGAACTTGTTGAGTCTGCAAAGCCTAAACCTTCATCAAATACTCCTGTGTCTTCTTTGAAAAAGGACGCTTAA